GTAACTGCAACACCACTGATTGAGCGGCGCGGCGAGCCCTCTGCCGCTGCCGCATCAACCGTGATCAATGTCTTGGGGGTAAGTCTGATCATGTTCGTGATCCTATCTCATCTGTGCGTTGTGTGTTCGGCATTTCGTTTGCAGGCTCATAATCGCTCTCAAGGTATTCCTCTGTATTAAATTCTACAAATGTGCCGCGCGGCAGATAGGCATCTTGGCTAAGTGTGCTTGCAATGCAATCTGCGTATGCTCGAGTGCCGAAAGACCAAAGATCTGCGCGGCTTTCTTTGCTGTTTTGATAACTGTAACTTCCTACAGAAATTCCCGCTAAGTAGGGCGGGATATTGGTGAGCCTGCAGAGGTCAGCGGATTGATACTCGCTTGCCGCGATCAAAAGCATTTTGTCGGGCGATGTCGCCGTTTCAATGTAATGCACTTCAGGCGATAGCGCCGCTGTTTGGTTTGTGGCTCGAGCCGCGTTAAACGATGCAGCCAAATCTGAAAGCTCTTGTGGTGAAAGCGGCTCTGAATTTGGTTGCACTTGCAAAACGCCTGCCGGGATCGCTGAGCTTGCGTTTCGATAGCGCGCATTTTCTAATTTGATTGCGGTTGCAATTGCCTTTTCTGACATGTAAACGATGCCTTGAATTGGTGAAAGAAATTGCACAACATTTTTTGCATCAAGCTCGCCGCCTTGAAAAATGATTTGTTTTGATGGTGCATAAAAAATTGGTCCGGGTTGATCGAGTGTTTGCACAAGGTTTGCCGGTAGCCGCGTAAAGCTCGCGGGATAGCCATCAGCCGAAAATGAAGTTATGTACCAAAAGCTTCTGCCATAAATAAAAAGATCATCCACAGTCCAAGAAAGTAAGAAATTGTTTGGCACAGCTGGATCTATTTTGCGTAGCCAGCTGCGTGGCGCAATAAAAACTTTTTCCATTTTTTCATCAACGCTATTCCACACTTCGTTATACATCCGCAAATTCATGCAACTGATCGTGGTGCAATGCAAGTCTCGAGCGCGGCTGATGGTGGGTTGGCTCATCGCGATTTGTCTCTGGCTGCCCTCAAAATAGGAATAGTAAACACCAACCATGCCCGCGCCTGAGTTGTTTGTTGCTGGCATCATTGCACCCGCAGCAGCCGCTTTTTTGGGTTGCTCGCTGATCATTGCTTTTTGTGTTGTGCGGTTAAAAATTCCCATGCGCCAAGTATGCCCTACAAATGCTTTGTTGTTTGTGATAGGTAGCTGCCGCAGTAATCCGAGAAAGTTTCACTCGGCAGCTACCCGCTTACGATGTTAGCCGTTTGAATAAATGATCGTGGGCTTGCCAACATTTGCCGGCTTTGAAACCATTGCTGTGGCGAACACTAAACAGCGGGCAAGCTCAATTGGTCCGGGTGATCTGATTGATGACAAAGTAACCGCACCTTGATTTTTTACCGCTACCGCTCTTTCAACATGCTGTGCGAAAAGTGTTGATCCGTCATGCTGTATGCGTTTTTCTAGGATTGCGGCGCGGGTGGCTGCGGTCCAGCGTTGAAGCTCTCGATTGCCAACCATTGATGAGCGGCGCGCAAACTTGGGTGGCAAACTCATCTCAAAAGCGGGCGTGATCAGTAGCCGGGTTGTTTGATCTTGGCAAGCTTGCTCAACTGCCTGCCAACAATCCTGCAAAGTGTCTTTAACAAACTCTAAACAAACCTGTATTTTGCCGGCACTGTTTAACGCGGCGCGCACACCCACATAGCGGCTCTCATCCTGTGATTGCTCGATAGCAAGCACACCGCCTTTTGGCATTGGCTCGGATGTTTTAAGCTCATCCCAAATGCCGGGCTGCAGCCAGCCGTTAGCGCTTGCGGTCCATAGGTTTACGCTCGAGCGCAGAAATGCGTTTCTGTTTGGTTGCTGGGCTTCGCTTTCCAAAACCGCGATGCTCAATGTGTGCCCTATCGCCGGGTTTGCCAGCACCCAAGCTTCGGCGCTCATTGGATCAATCGAATTTTGTGGCGAGAATTCCGCGAAATACAAGCTGCCTGTTTTCTTTTCGTCAATTGCCCGCAAACCCTGTTCTCGCCATCGCAACATTTCTACTGAGCTTTGATCACCGCTAGTTGAAGTCATCAGCATTAGCGGGCTTCGCCGTGTTCGCATAGTTGGCATTAAACCGATAGAAACCGCATCAGGCGAAACCGCCCAAAGCTCATCAATGAACACCGCGTCAGCTGTTAAACCGTGAAACGAGTTTGGGGTTGCGGCGCGCACAAGCCAGCGTGTGCCATCCGGCAAATTAGCTTCATTACGCCCAACCGCCCAAGTAAGAATTGCACCAAACTTTTCCTCAAGAATTGGTGCAACCGTTTGAAACATTTCGATAGCAAGATCGAGCCTGTGCGCGGTAGTGATCACGGTTTGCGGCTGCCCACGCAATTTTGGCATTTCGGTAAGCCAAAACCCCAAACAACTTTGCAACATCAAGCTTTTCCCGTTTTGCCGGGCAACCGAAACAAGCGCTTGCCTATGCAACAGATCCCCGCTGGCATCATGCGCCATAAACCCACTGATCACATGCTTTTGCCAATCCATCAGCTCAACACCTAAATGCTCGAGCGCCCATAAATTCACACCATCCGCAAAAACCTTGCCATCACGACACACCCCAGTTTCAAGGCGTGGCATGTATGGCGCTGCATAACTATGCACTGACCAATCCTGACCAGTTAGCTCTAGTTTCGGCTGATTTGCTGTATTTAAGCCATTAAATAGGCTAGAAGCTTTGTCGGGGTCATCTGTGTTCTGTATAAAAATGCGTTGGTCTGCATAATTTTTTTTGGGGTTGATGTTTACGCTGGGCGCGGGCTCATAGATTTGTAATTTTTTTAGGTTGCCGTATCGTGCGCCGCGTGATGAGTTGCATTGTTTGCATGCTGGGACAAGGTTGTCGAGTGAGTTGATGCCGGGTTGTGTGTGGTCCCAGCGATCTACTTCAATCAAATGGTCTGCGGTTGTGGCTTGTCTTTGGTTGCACCAATGGCAGTTGGGTTTGTCTTGCAATATGAGTTTGCGGTTGTGTTTGTATTCTGCGCTCGAGCGGGTTTGTTGTGCGAGTTTGTGTTTGTGTGTTTGTCGTTTGTTGCTCATGGCTCACGCGCTTCGCTTGTGCTGACGCGGCGCATGCGCGCCTTGTCCTAGTTTGTGTTGGTTGTTCATGTTGCCGGGTTTGTGTTTGTGGTTTGTTTTGTTTTGTTTCTGTTTGTTTGTGTGTGATTAAACCTAGTGCGCTAAGTCCCCCGCTGCTTTGCCTCGCGCAGCACCCTACTCTTATATCGTTTTTGCTTGATCATGTGTTGCCACATAGATCATCTACCCGCGCTTTCCGCGTGTTGCACACATCATTGCACTGATGCAAGCCATGCCCGTTATTAAGTTTTTATGCCCGCAAATTATGCCACATCAAACAGCGTCAATTCATCCTTAAACGCAATCACCTTTTCAATCGGTAAGTAATCTTTGTTTTCATGACTTTTAATCTGATGACAATTTGAACAAACCAACTGACATTTTGCGATCTCATCAAGGATTTGTTGCCGGGTGGCGCTACCAATCATTTGCGAGATCGTTGCCAGCTTGTTGGTGCGCTCGATGTGATCCCAACAGAAAGCCCGCAGCCTTTCAGGTGTGCAAACATACTCTTGCCCATCGTTGTAATAAGGATGCAACACACATCTGCCACGCTCAAGTTTGATGCTGTTTACAAGCTCAGCTGCATCCTTGCCAGTTAGACAAGTCCAAAGTTTTGGGTGCGGTTTGTAATTCTTTCTATGTGATCTTTTTTGATAGAGCCCATTAGTGCGCCGATATTGCGCTCGAGCTTTACGCCGCCAAACTTCCCGCTGTTTTTCGCTACTCATCGCGCTGGCATCGCTTTCAGCGCATCGATCACTTTGCTCACATCAGCTTTTAACAGATCGCCGGTTGTGTGTATTTCGCGCCCAACAGTAGCACTGCAGAAACTTTTAAGATCATCACCCTTTAGCCCTTGCCCGTTAGCTAGTGCGCGCATCATGCCCAGCTGTTTTGGTGTCGCATAATCCCGTTGCGGCTCATCCGGAAACGGCACTTCTACATCATGCAACGGCACAACCGCAGCGAGCTGGGCGGGTGCTTGTCGAGCTTGTGCGGTTTCAACTTCATCACGCGATGCAATACTTTTACCGATACCCAGCCCAAGAAACCCGAGCGCCCGCCCCAAACAGCTTGTGCTGGCGTTCATCATCTCACTGCCGCGTGTGTAAGGCGTTTTGCCCGGTATCTGCTCCCAGCAGTAAGCCACAACCGGCACTAAATCGTTTGCATCACGCCAAACTGTGCAACTTATTTCAACATATTTTTGGGCATCAACTTCAACTATTTGTGGGCGGCTTTCCGCGATCCGTAGATCAGGATATTTTTTTAACGCCATCGCCAACCGGGTTGGCACATCAACATAATCACCAAGCTTAAAACCGCTCATTTGACGGACCACACAATCGCCTCATTACCTGCGATAGTTAAACGCCTTGCGCCACTATCCACAATTAACCCATCTTTGACTAATGAGCCTCGAATTGGGCGGATCGTGTTGCCTGAGATATCTAGTGCGCGCTCAATTTCCTCATCCGTTGCGTCATGTGTCCGCAGATAGTCAAACACCAATCTGCGCTTTGTGCCGGATCGTGGCTGGGCGCGCAAAGCAGCTTTAACACTTGTTTGCTGGGCGTTACGCGCAATCACCACCACATTGCGATCAATGATTGAAAGCTCTTTGTGTCCGCCAAGCCCGTTGGATGGTGCGAACATTGCTAGTTGTTCAGACATTGCCGGCAGCCAATCTTTCAAGCCGGCTGATTTCTGATGCTTGATACTTTTCAATATGCTCGAGCGCTCTAATTTCTGTTTCCCGATTAGCAATCCGCTGTTTTAGATCCGTGATGATGCTGCACAAATACTTGATTTCAATGCGCGCCTGATTAAGCACATCGATCAGCTCGCCATCATCCAAAGCATTGTGATCATCAATTTGCCATTGCAAAGCTCTTAATGTGCTTCGTGAAGCCAGCTCATGCGGCTCATGCAACGGCACTTTTTTACTAGTGATTTCGTTCATCACTTCCATCAATGCTTCAAATTGTTTGATGCTTGCATTCCAATCGGCTTCAAATGGCTCAGACATTTTCAGACCACCTTGCAAGCAACACTTCGAGCTGTTGCGGTCTGCAAACACTTGCTAAAGCACCTACCAGCGCTTCAACTGCGTTATCGCCGTAACGCTGACGCACGACAATGCACAGCTGGTTGATTGTTTCGACATTAAATTTCTCGGACATTATTAACCCTTTCTCTAGTTAATACTTGATAATGAAATGTAGCACAACCGTGTATGCCAGTAAAGAACATGCGATCAGCAAGTGTTTCATTTGCCGCCCCATGCGCGCCACCCGTTTGAATAGCGGTAAATGTTTAGCGCTGCCCGCATGTTTGTTTCTAAATCAAACAAATCTTGGCATGTGTCGAGTAGCCCGTAGGCTTGTAAATAGCCTTGTTTGTAGTAGCGCGATGGCAAACACCAAAAATCATTGATTTGCATCACGCCGTAGGACTGCCCATAAGTATCTGCCGGGTTAAAAGCATCCGTTTGGCAGCGGCTTTCACGCTGGGCAACCGCAATTAGTGTGCCGAGCTGATCTGTTTCCCAGCCCACATGTTTAGCCATCTCAAATACGGCATCACAGCCTTTTAGAGCCGTTTTAAGCGTAGTTGTGGGCGCTTGGGTGGTTGGCAATATAGGCGCTTCATAACCCACATAAACGCTTGCATGGCGTGGCTGTAGGTCCTCAGCTGTGGGCGCGGGTGGCTTCGACAAAATAAACAGCGAAGTGAGACTAGCGAAAATAGCAATAGCGGTTTTAGTTAATAAGGGCATAAGCACCTAACCTTTCTCGGATGGTGATCCAAGTTTAGTAAAGGTTTTAGAGTGTTTGC